GCGTCGGTTGGTACCCTCTTCATAGCACGCCGGCGATATCAGATGAGAGTCGCGTTTAGACGAACGCGGAATTCTACTGAGCTTATACAGCAGACTCTCGAACTCCTCGAAGCTCGAGAGATGCATGTTCTTATCGGTCTTATTATCGAAGACCGAATTAAAGAGCGTCAGCGAGATGTCCGACATTGTCTCCATGCTCCGGTGCGATCCATGACTCGGGTTTCACAAGATCCGGAAGACCCAGTTCGTTAGGACGCGATTCCTTTACACCGACCTCCTTGGCCATGTTTGCCTTATGAACTCGATTCCACGATGCACGCGGATCGACACCGAACGCGTCCATGGTACCGATCGCGATCACACATAGATCGATCAGACCATCGACCACTTCTGATGCGTCACCGTTTGCGATCGCGTCCTTGGTCTCACCCAGTTCCTCGTCCAGAAAGTTCATGCGAAACTCAAGAAACTTACGCAGCTTCTCAAAGTCGCCCTCTTCTAGGGTATTCCTAACCCATTCGTTGACACCGTACTTACGATGCATCTCTGCGATATCGTGTACCCAATCACTTGACATCAATATTACTCCAATGTTGTAGCTTGTCTCGTTTTGCCTCGATATGTTCGAGTACGTTCTCCATGTCGATCATATCGTTCTTATATAGTATGTCTATCATACACAAGAGATCGCCGACTTCCTTCTCGAGGCGATCGTCCTTCGCCTCGAATCGTATGATCTTTGAGGCCTCGATCGTCACCTCGGCGCATTCCTCCATCAGAATGGTTAGAATCTCTTGTTTATTATTTTCCATTATAACACATCTGTGCGGTCTTGTAAATCTTCATCATCGACGTCAAACCACTCAGAGATCTCTAAGAGAACGGCCTCAGAGATCGACTGTTTGATTTGTTCGTCGCTCGGATCGTCCGTATGTTTGTACGCACGATTGTATCCGTACTCGACGCCGCTCTCGACGGCCATCTCAAGAATACGATAGGTACGTGGTCGCATGCTCATTATCCAAAGAACTCCTCGAGTGTCTGTTTGTTCTCAGTACTCCACCCGACAGCGTCAAGAATCGGTTCGATCGGATCCAGGAACGTCTTCTGAAACTGCTTGTCGTAGTCGATGTACTTATGTAGCTGCAACTCAGGCGGCAGATAGTCGGGATACGATATGACGTTCTGACGAATCGGATTAGGCATTCGCAGGTAACTGAACTTAACCTTGTCACCGGCCTGAATCATCGGATATCGATTCTGCAGACCGTTCTCCTTGATGGCAGAGTTATAGAGCAGCGCACCGCGAACGTGAATCGGTGTACCGTTCTTAAAGACCGTCTGCCTGTCCCTCCACTTTTCGATCGCCGACACACCGCGTGGAAAGGATACGTCCTCGGGTGGCAGTGTCTTAAAGTGAGACTTAAACTGTTCGATGGCTCGCTGCGTCTTAGATTCGGATCCGGATACGATGACCTTGAACAACTCCTTGAGTGCGTCACGACAGACTCCAGGAGTGGACGACTTAATCGCCTCGATACCCATGATCTTGAGCTTCGGTTCCGAGTACCGTACACCCTCGTTGTCGAATACGTTGAGTATGTAACGCTTCTTGGCAGTCCATATACCACGGTCGGCGATGACCTCACGCGACATCTCCATACGATTCGTATAGCAGTTGAATCGCTCAAAGAGATCGGCGTATGCCTTCTCGATCACAGGTTCGATCGTATCACGACAGGCCGCATCAAGAAAGTCGATCGGATTCTTGGGCTCGAACTGATTGACCAAATCACCCATGTTGACGTACAGCGAGTCGGTGTCGATCGCGATGACGTAGTCCTTGTCCTTTGTGGCCAGTGTCTTGTTCATAAAACCATTGACCGCACGCTCTGCCCAACGAATCGCCAGCTGACCGGTGAGTGTGATACCCTCGGCCATCGGAAGCGAGAAGTAGCGAAAGAATCGATTACCCATGGCTCCGTACAAGGAATTAAGCAGAATCTTAGCCGACATCTGCTGGTTCTCTAGATGTGAGATCTCCTTCTCGAGCTGATAGACTCTCTGCTTATCGGACTTATCGACCTGCTCCAGTTCCTGCTTTTTCTCGAGCATCTTCTTCTTTGTGGTCCTACGCTCGTCGTAGTACTGAACGACGATCTCTGGAATGATACCCTGCTCGTCGATTCGAAACCTTGCACCGTTCGCTGCGATCGCGTATCGATCAGTGAAGTCCTTGAATCCGGCATAGTTCAGACAAAAGTCGACGTTCATACCCGGATGTATACCGTCGAGCTGCGTCTCCGGACTCATGTTCCACTGCACGATGATCGACGGATACAGTGAGTTAAGATCGAAGGATGCGACCCATTCGTGGAGTCCTACCTGCGGATCCTTGACGTACGCGCCCTCGAAGTTGACCTTCTGCTTCTCACGATTCGGCGGAATCACGATGTTACGAGACATCAGTTTACGATAGATGATCGTATCCCATATACGAGTGGTACCGAAGGTATCGGAATAGTTCACACCACCCTTGTATGCCATGGTCATTGCCAGGGTGATCAAACCAAGCTTATCCTCGAGGCGATCAACGAGCTCCACGTCTTTGATATTATAATCGATGAATTTCTGAAAGTCCTCCTCATACAGATTCTGCAGAGAGGTAAACTCATCGTAGGATAACTTCCGCTCACCCAGAACGACGTGGGCGATATGATCGAGCTTGTACGACTCCTGAGCGCCGTAGGTATATGCAAACTTCTGAAAGAGGTCCATGTAGTCGAGCTGCTGAATACCATACAGGTCGTAGGTATCGAGTGACTTACCCTTGATGCCGACCTGACGATAGTTCACGATCTTCCAAGGTGACATCTTCTTTGACATGTCCTCGCCCAGGACCTTTGAGATACGATTCACCAGATACGGAATATCGAACAGACGAGTGTTCCAACCCGTCACGACGTCAGGAGAGTGTCGCTCTGAGTCCCAGTGATCCAAGAAGTTCAGTAGCAGCTGTGCCTCGTTGTCACATCGACGATACACGATGTTTGGCCGAGGATCGAGTTCGGACTTTTCGATATCGTACTCACCCAGACCCCAGACGTAGTAGGTATCGTCGATGTTATTCTTGATCGTAATCGCAGTGACCTCGTGACGCGCCTCCTCAGGAAAGGGAAAGCCGTCGTTGGACTGAACCTCGATATCGATCGTTGTGACGTTGACCTTGGATCGGTCGAACTCTATGTCGTGAGGAAACTGATCGTAGACGTACTGCGCCAGAAAGTTCTCGTTGCCGTACACCGTAAAGTTGTCGATCTCTGAGTACTGTTCGACATACTGACGCGCGTCACGCATAGTATCAAACTCGCGCGGCTCGACGGGCGTACCGTCAAGCGCACGATATCCGGTCTCTCTTTTCTGAGACGGAACATACAGAGTCGGCGAGAACGTCGTCTTACGTGCGACTCGCTGACCCGTTTCGTCGTAGCCACGATACAGAATCTTTGATCCGTATCGATTGATGCAGGTATAGAACGCTGCAGTCATTTACACCTCCGTTCACTTTACTAACGTCCATTATATCAAACTATCGGAAGAATGTAAATAACGACTATGCGGTAACGATGTTCTGATCCGGAGTCATGAGTTTCGAGAACATATTCTGATACTGCTTCTTAAGATCCTCGACCGGGTTCGTTACAAACATAACGTCCTTTTCGGCGATGGTTACACCGTCACGAGAAGCAGACGAGTATGGAACGAACGGCGCGAGCCCGAGCTGATTTGCCTCGGTCGGAATAAGAATCGCAATGTCTGAGATGTGATACACAGTACCGCGAGAGGAGGTGTCCTCGGTCGTTGCAGTACAGATGAGTTCCTCACCGGTGGTCAGACGCATGATTTTGATTTCAGACATAATATACTCCATATTATAAGAGAGAAAAGAACCCCCGAGCAGCGGAGACTGACGGGGGCCGTGTTGCAGTTTATTTATCGAAAATAATGTTTTGTAGTCTTCTTCGATAACGACATAACCGATGAGCTTCTTTCATTCTATTAAATGCAATTGCGTTATCAATCTGTGTTGCAAGACTGATGTACAACAGCCTAGAATAAAACCATCGTGCAACCCCTTTCAGCGAGTTGCGAATTGAAGACATTTATTCTCCTTCTTCCGTTAGGAACTGTTGATTACTGTTACTGGTCGTATTGATTTCGATCTTCTTGGGTTTCTTAGATTCCGGAATGATACGCTCGAGCCAGATCTTAAGCATGCCGTTGAACATCTCTGCGTTCTCGACCTGAATCTGATCGTTAAGCGTAAAGGAGCGCGCAAAGTCACGAAGTGCAAGACCCTGATAGAGAACCTCGTCGTCGCCTTCTCCACGATTGGCGGAACCGGTGACCGTGAGTTTGTCGTCCTCGACTACGATCTCGATCTCCGACTCACCGAATCCGGCAACGGCCATCTCGATGACATAGGTGTTCTCGTCGGTCTTACGAATGTTATAGGGAGGGTAGTTCGGAATGTTCTTAGTCATCTGATCATGCGCGCGAGCGAGTTGATCAAATACGCGATCGTAGCCGACCAGGAACTTGTCGGCACCCTTAAGCATATCCGAACCAAAGAGAGTCGTTGGAAAAGTCGTCATAGTAGTTTCTCCTTTCTAAAGCGAGATTAATTTACAAATTGTAGTAGCGATTGGATCCCATGAAGGCGATCCGCTACTATTTATACACACTGACGCATTAGTTTCTACGTGAACTTGCACCAATGTTGTATTTTGGGCAGAGCTCCCAGTTCTCCTTGTCTCGATAAGAGATGATCTTAATCTGACGCAGCGGTGCGGTATCCGACAGCTGCTCTGCGTTGACCGGTTCAACCAGGCCCCAGTCGGACAAAAGAGTCACGATGGTGTTACGGCGACGCAGATCGTTCTCCATCAGATTTGACGGTTTGCCATCAAGAAGAAAGAGCTCCTTAAAGTGTACGATGAAGTAGCGTCCCTGCTTGTGTAGAATGTGGCAGGACTGAAAGAGTTTACTCTCGCGACGAGATGCGACACCAATACGAGTCAGAGTCTCACGAACCTTAAGAAAGTCATCGGGCTCTCGCAGGTTAACCTCCAGCATCATGGCCGGAGTCCACTCGACTCGACGATCCTCCTCTACATTTGACGGTGTCTCAAGTGCGGGAGTTTCTGGATTTGTTGTTGTAGCCACCTTTATAGACCCTTTGTTTCAATTCAGTAAGTTGTTCATTATTCAACAGAGTCAGAACCTGGCGTGCCTTATCGTTGCTGTATCCATAGTATTCCTTCACGGCCTCCATGTCATCCAACTCAGTCGTCTTCATCCATTTAGAGAAACGTTTCCGTTTTCTAATGGTATTTATAAGATACACATTTTGAAGACGTGAATCAAGGTGGTGATTCTTATTCATTTCATTCGCATGAATGACGGTGTCGTGAAAGTATGAGAGTGAGCGATTCGTTATGTACGGATTATAGACTCGCTCGAGTAGATCCGAGTGATCACCGTTCTGATCGCGCATGAGATCCTTCTTACCGTAGTTGATCTCGTTAACGAAAGAGAACGGTGTAAGTTTATTACTGTCGGTCTTTTTCTTTGCTGCCATTCTGTTTGTTTCCATTACCAAAGATACGATCCCAACCGGCACGATACTTATCGTCGTCTGCACCACGACGACGCCGGTCACCCTTTCCGCCGTGCCACTTACCGCTACTCATCGTCAATCATCGTCTCTCTTACAAGGTACTGCATGCGCATAACGTCCATCGCGATGTCGTGAATCGGATCGTGGCGTATGAACGATTCCTCTAGACCGGGTACCATGAACATATTCTTAAGTCCCGAACCAAACGATAGACCGTCGATCATGGAGCGAGTGTCACGAATCGTCCACCAGTTATAGACCTCCGGTGACTTTACGTTCTCGAGAATCGAGTCGAGAAAGATCGGATCGAACGTATTACCACGAGTGTAGACCTTAGAGATCTGTGACGGATCGACGATCAGATTTCGAAAGAACGGTACGATCTCTGCGAGAGGTTGATCCGCCTCCGATTCCTTGATCAACTCCTGAGCATCTTGGGACTGAGTCTTCCACCAGTCGATCGTCGACTTATCGATTCTACGACCGTACATCTCGACCTGTTCACGTACAGAGAACTTAATGAATCTTGCAGAGTCCAAGAGTTCCTTATAGGTATACGGCTCGTCGCTGAGATAACGATCCTCATTGAATCGCAGCGCAGCGAGGCAAAGAACCGCCGAGGTCGGTTTCTGACCCAGCGTCTCAAAGTCGTAAATGATGCAGTCCTTACTATTACTCATCTTCTTTAACAACCTTTGTCACAGCGCTCTTAAGAGAGGGAAAATCTTTAAGACGTTCCTCACCGAATTTAATCTCCGGATCTAGCTCACCAGTCATATGATAGTGAGTGATTCGAAGAATATCCTTGAGCTGAGCAACCGTCTTAACCTTAGTCATATCGACCACATAGTATGGTTCTGATACTGTTTCTTTCTTTTTACTGTTAAATGGCCACATTATACCCACTCCGC